TGGATCGTCGGGACCGCCCGCGATGACGATGTGATCGACCAACCAGCTTGTCCTGTCCCGGCCCCAGGCCCAGACATCGACCTCAATTCGGTCCTTCTGCACATCGACACCGGCAGTCAGGAACAACCCGCCTTCCGGAATCTGCGCTCCGCCATAAGCCTCGCGCCGCTCTGCCAGCCGCTGCCATTCCGGTGCATCTCCACTTTCGACCCATGTCTCGCCAAACAGAGTGTTGCGCGCGGCGCGCAGCATCTCCTCGGAGCCTTGGGCTGCGAGCCAGTCGCGCGCGATCTGCTGCCAGCTTTTCCAGCCCAAGGGCGAATAGAGCGCCGAGATGTGGAAGCCGATGGAATGCGGATCAACTGAGGTCGCCGTCGCCCGCCACTCTCCTGCCGCCAGCATCTGCGTCTTGTGATGCTCGGCGATGGGCTTCTCGCAGCCCTCGCAATGATAGGTCGCCGTGTCAGGCCGTCCTTTATCCCAACGCAGGCGTTCAAACTGCAGCCATTGCATATGGCCACAATGCGGGCAGGGCACGAAGTAGCGGCGCTGATCGCTGGCCTCGTATTCCCGCTCGATCCGGCTGATGCCCCGGATGGTCGGCGTCGAGACCATGAACACCTTGCGCCGGTGCGAGAAGGTGGTGGTCCGGGCCTCGGCCAGTGTGACCGGATCGCCTTCCTCGTCAGCAGAGGCTGGATAGGCGTCAACCTCGTCCAGAAAGATATAGCGCGCGGGCATCGACCGCAGGCCGGTGGCACTGTTCGCCCCGGTCAGCACAAGAATGCCGCCCGGAAATTCCTTGGACAGCATCGAGTTGCCCGCATCCCGCGACCGCGCCGGATTCACCCGCTCCCGAAGTGCGGGGCTTTCCGCAATCAGCGGGTCCAGCCGCCCGCGCGACGTGCGTTTGGCCATTTCCACCGTCGGCAATACTGCCAGCATCGGCCCGGGTGCGTGGTGGATTACGAACCCGATCCAGTTGTTGCCCGCCTCGGTCACGCCAACCTGTGCGGCCTTCATGAAGCTGATCCGTTGCGCCGGGTGCCTCGGCGACAGCGCATCCATGATCTCGCGCAGGTACGGCGTGCGAGATGTGCGATACCGCCCCGGTTCGGCCGACGCCCGCGAGGACAGTTTGCGGTGCGCATCCGCCCATTCCGACACCGTCAGGTCAGGATCAGGGCTCACGCCGCGACGCCAGGACCGCAAGACATCCTCGGCCCCGTCAAAGCTGAGGTCGAGCCCGTCCGTCAGCTGATCGTCGGTGAGATCGCCGACGTCACCCGAGGCTGACCCTGAGATCGGCGAGGGCTTCGAGTTGCGCTCTGACATGGGTTTCCAGCACCCTTTGCAGGATCGCGGCCTCGATGATCACCGGCTGCCCGGATTGCTTTTCCACCTCTGCCGCCACTTCGGCCGCCATCAACGCCGCCACTCTGCTGGGCCAGGTCACCCAAACATCGCGCTCCTGGCGCGCCAGGCGAAACACCAGCGCTTCGGCGCGCGCCCGGTCGACCAGCGCGCCCTTCTTCTTCTGGATCGCCAGCTGGCGTTCCTGGGCCTGATAGACCGTCAGCGCCGTACGGGCTTTGAGGTAGGACGAACTGTCCGCTGGCCCCGAGAACCCGGTATCGCCGCCGGTGCTGCGGCGCTGCTGATCCGGGTCGGTCATGTCCGCCCGGCGCGTATCGGAGGCTGCCGCGTTGATCGACCCGTCCTTGTAGACGACCAGCCGACCAGCCTTGCGCGCCTTCTGGATCGCCCCGCGCGACAGGCCGGAATGGGCGGAATACTCACGTTCGGACATACCTTCCATGGCGATGGGACGTGACCTCAAGATATTGGAAATAAATGGAAATTGTGATCTTATTCAGTTGATTACACTTCGCGATCGAGCGAGTCTCGGATCAGCAAATCATCCCGGATCGGAGACCAGACCATGACCGCCATCACCACAATCCGCATCGATCACGACGCGCTGCCTGACCAGTTCGACCGCTCGCGCCCCAACGCCGTCGCCGCAGCCATCGAGGCCGCGCTGCGCGAGGACGGGATCACCGCCGAGGCCTCCGATGTGATCTCGCACATCAAGATCGAATTGCCGACCACGCAGCTGGCCGCTGCCAGCGCCGTGCTGGCCGACCTGCAGCTGATTTGAGGTCCCCAGTGTAATCAGAAAGCACTGATATTGCTTGGAATTGCCTACGACAATCGCCGCAGCAGAGCGATTGTGATGACATGAAAACGATCCACCTCACCCAACAGAGCCATGCCATGACACGCCTCAACCCGACCACCACACCCCGCCACCAGCTGCGCGCCGAGAAGGCCCGGCGCAACCGCGAAGCCGCCCTGAATGCCTTCATCGGCAAGAAGACCGAGATCGACGAGATGCTCGCCCGCCTGCAGACGCTCAGCGACGACCATTTCAACTGCCATCCCGAAGAGGTCGGCTGGGCCATGGTCGGCACCCTCGAGCACCACGCCGGGCTGCTCAAGCGCATCACCGACAGCGCCTTATGCGAGGGCGAACACGCCCGCTGACCACCAGCGCCCTCGGGCTCCAGCCGCGCGCATCGCGCGGCTGGGGTCGTAGGAAGGCTCGCCATGATCGCGGCCCGAGACAGGAGACGCCCGATGCCCAAACTCACCGACACCCAGTCAATCACCCTCAGCCGCGCTGCAACCCGCCCCGGCAATCTGGCCATGCCGCTGCCCGAAGGGCTGCATGGCGCCGCCGCGAAGATGGCGGTCACCCGCATGATCACCAACGGCTGGCTCGAGGAGGTCGATGCAGATCTCCGCAAGGGCGAGCCGCTCTGGCGCGAGACCGGCGATGGCCATGGCATCACACTGATCGCGACAGAGGCTGGGCTCGAGGCCATCGGGATCGAGCCCGTGGTCGCCAAGGCTGTCACCGGGCCGCGCAAGGCGCAGCCGCAAACGGATGCCGAGCCCGCCGAAAGTGGGGTGCCCGAAGCCCCGAAACCCGTCGCCATCCGCACCGGCACCAAGCAGGCGCAGATCATCGCGCTCCTTCAGCGGCCCGAGGGTGTATCAATCGCTGAGATCGTCGAGGCGACCGGATGGCAGGCCCATAGCGCGCGTGGCCTGATTTCGGGCGGGCTCAAGAAGAAGCTGGGCCTGCCCGTCACGTCGGAAAAGATCGACGGGCGCGGCACCGTGTACAAACTCGACGCGGGCTGATCCCGAGTGTTACCGCAAGCGTTCAAATAGCCTGCGCAGTGCATAGCTGCGCAGGAGCGAGATCGCGGTGAACAGGGCGCCTAGTCCCAAGTTCTCGCCGAGGCTTGGGTGCAGGCCGAACCATGGAAAAACGATGATTTGCGTGGCGACGGCCAGCGCATATCCCACCGCGACGTTGGCGGTGGCCTCGATCAGCGACATGCGATGCGACTGCGTCATGCACGCTTCCTCGCCCGGCGCGCAGGCTTCTGGTCTTTTCCCTTCAAGGCGACGCGACTGGCTGTCCGCCCCGTCGCCAATTCCCAGCGCCGCACGGCAACGTCGCAATAGACTGGGTCCAGTTCCATCGCGAAACATCGCCGCCCAGCGCGTTCCGCGGCGACCAGCTGGGTGCCAGAGCCGCAAAACGGCTCGTAGATCAGGTCGTCGGGATCGCTGAACGCCGTCAGCACCGCCTCGACCAGTGCCACCGGGAATACTGCCGGGTGCGATCCAGCCGCCCCGAGCCCGCCTTTGTGGCGCATGATCCGGAAGACGCTATCGGGGATGCGGTGGCTCTGGATCGCGTTGCCGGTTCCGGTCTTGGCGTGGACGGTGCCGTCGGCGCCGCGCAGCCCACCGCCGCCGAGGGTTTCGCCAGCGTGTTTGGACGGGACGGTCTTGTGCGGCTTGCGAGGGCTGCGGTTGAAGTGGAAAATGAACTCGTGCGACGGGGCCAGGCGGCCGTTCCAGTCGCCCGGCAGACCCGGGCCCTGATCCCACACATACCAGCCAAACCGCCGCCAGCCAGAGGTGCGCATCCATTCCACCCATCCTTCCCAATAGGGCTGCCATTCACTGTCGCGGTGGATGAGGCCAAGGTTGACCAAGACCTGCGCGTCGGCGCAGACCGGGGCCGCGGCAAACACGCCCTGCATCAGCGCATCCCAATCGCCGACCTTCTCCTTGGCCGCACCGTAGTCGCGCTGCTGGGCGTAGGGCGGCGAGGTGAACATCAGCGTCGCCGTCTCATTCTGCATCAGCTTGGCCACGGCAGCAGGATCGGTGGCATCGCCGCAGCACATCCGGTGCTTGCCCAGCGCCCAGATGTCGCCGGGGCGGGTGATCGGCTCAGTAGGCAGTTCGGGAATGGCATCGGCGGCATCGTCAGAAATCACAGGACGGTCGTCGGCGTCTGCCAGCAGGGCGTCCAGTTCATCTTCGGGGATCCCGATCAGCCCGAGGTCGAAATCCTCGGCCAGCAGGGCCTGCAATTCTTGCAGGAGCAGGGCTTCGTCCCAGCCGCCAAGCTCGGTCAGTTTGTTGTCGGCGATCCGGTAAGCCCGGCGCTGCGCCTCGGTCAGGTGGCCAAGAATGATAACCGGTGCTTCGGTCAAGCCGAGTTGGGCAGCCGCCAGGACGCGACCGTGGCCTGCGATCAGCTCGCCATCGGTCGCGACCAGCACCGGCACGGTCCAGCCGAACTCTGCCATGCTGGCGGCGATCTTGGCGACCTGATCGGCGTCATGGGTCTTGGCGTTGCGGGCGTAGGGCTTCAGACGGGCGAGTGGCCAGTGTTCGATCCGGCCCGGCAGCAATGGCACATTCATGCCGCCAGCCTCTTCGTCTTCAGGTCGGCAAAGGTCTCGCCGGTGTCTGCCAGTACAGCATTGGCCCCGGTGAATTGCTGCCAGCGCTCGATTGCGACATCGACGTAAACCTGGTTCAACTCGATCCCGAAACAGGCGCGCCCGGTCGTTTCCGCCGCGATCAGCGTCGTGCCGGATCCCATGAAGGGTTCAAACACGGCTTGGCCGGGGCTGGAGTTGTTCAGGATCGGACGCCGCATGCATTCGACCGGCTTCTGAGTGCCGTGCACGGTGGCGGCGTCCTGGTCCTTGCCTGAAATTTGCCACAGTGTGGTCTGCTTGCGGTCGCCCGCCCAGTGCCCTTTGCCGGTTTTCTTGACGGCATACCAGCAGGGTTCGTGCTGCCAGTGGTAATCGCCCCGGCTGAGAACGAGACGGTCCTTGGCCCAGATGATTTGTGACCGGACAGCAAATCCGGCAGCCACCAGGCTTTCGGCCACGGTCGAGGAGTGCAGAGCGCCGTGCCAGACATAGGCGACATCACCGGGAAACAGCGCCCAAGCCTCGCGCCAATCGGCACGGTCGTCATTGAGCACCTTGCCGGTGCGTTTGGTCTTGGCCGCACCCGCCTGGTTGCGCCAGCTTGGGTCATACTCCACGCCGTAGGGCGGGTCGGTGACCATCAACAGCGGGCGCACATCGCCCAGCAGCCGCCCGACAACGTCGGCAGACGTGCTGTCGCCGCAGATCAGCCGGTGCGATCCAAGCTGCCAAAGGTCTCCGAGCGCCGACACCGGCGTGACCGGAGGGTCGGGAATGTCATCTTCGCCCTCGACTGCGCCGCCTTCCGCCTGATCCGGATCACGCAGCAGAGCATCCAGATCCTCGTCGGTGATCCCGAGCAGCGACAGGTCGAAATCCTCTGCCAACAAGCCCGCGATCTCGTCGCGCAGTATGGCCTCGTCCCATTCGCCCAGCTCGGTTAATTTATTGTCGGCGATGCGGTAGGCGCGGCGTTCCGCCTCGTCGAGATGGCTGAGCCTGATTATCGGCACGTCCTTCAGCCCCAGCATCGCCGCCGCCAGCACCCGGCCATGCCCCGCGATCAGCTCGCCATCGTCGGCCACCATGCAGGGCACGGTCCAGCCGAACTTCGCCATGCTGGCAGCGATCTTGGCCACCTGGTCGGTGCCGTGGATCTTGGCGTTGCGGACGTAGGGGCGCAGCCGGTCGATCGGCCAGGTCTCGATCTGGCTCGGTGCAAAGACCAGGTCCATGGGTGGCTCTCTCGGGCAGGCGGACGTGCCGATGCGCGCGGGCAACATGGCCAGCGACAGGATCGGGGTCCGCGATGTGGGGGAAACGAAAATGCCCGCGCGGGGATACCTGCGGGCGCTCTACGTCGATGGTCAAGGTATGAGTCAAGGGGGGCAGGTCTGTCAATCCGAAAACGGACGTGGATTCAATGCCTTCACCACGGAGTGGCTTCCGATGCCTGGCTTCTGGTCAAAGTGGCTTCCCTGGATTCCCTGGCTTCCCTGGCTTCCGCTGGGTGGATTCTTGACAAAAATAGTAAAATCCACTCTGAGAGTTGGGTAAACCAACGTAAGGCGCTGTAATATTGTGACTTTATTTCGCGCTTTCGCCGAGGTGGATTCCAAGTGGATTCCCCGGTGAAGAAGCCAGTCGCTAGCGAAATGCCGCGCTGCGCCCCCCCGTATACGTTTGGGGCCGGGGAGGAACCATCGGGAGGGGGGCTGGTAGATCGAGCCGTGCGGGAAACTTGCGGACCTGAACGCCAACGCCCAGCGCCTTCGCGTCAAGCGCCGGGTTGGTTGTCCAAGTTCTTGTTCAGCACTTGTTCGATGTTCTGGCTCCAGGCAGCCTTGAACGCTGGATCAGACGCAAACAACTTATAGAGCTCCAGCTCGTCTTTCCGCCGTTTCAGCATCACGTCTTGCAGCATCTTTTCCAAGGCGAGGCCACGGTTGAAGGGATCTGCATTGGCCTCGTACTTTGCAGAGTAATCCGGGTGAGCACGTATGCTGTTGACGATATTGATGAACTTGACCCGCTGCTCCTCGGGCGTCGCGCTCCAGCCTTGAAACCACCGCTCGTTGAAGCTGCGAATGATTTCATCCAACGGGTCCGTTTCCGGGTCGCCGTCGCGGTTGCCGCGTGGGTTGGGGTTTTGGGGCGTAAGTTCAGTGTCGGATGCATCGAGCCCGATTTCATGGTTCAGCCTGGTGCGCTCCAAGCCATAGGACGAGAGATCAACAGCCTCCAGAAGCTCGTCGAGCATGTCTTGGTCGGGATCCCTGATCTTCAGCTTGGGCACCAGGAACTTCAGCAGCCAGAACAGCTTTTCCCATTCGAGCACTTCAAACGGGATGATGGATGCCATCTGACCGTAGATCTTCACGAACTGCTTCGCCTTGATCTTGAAGTCGATCTTCTCTGGGTCGGGCAACTCCAGTTCCGAGTTGAAGCGATTGGCCGCGATATCGATGATCGGGCTAAGGGTCTGAGCATCTTCACCGGCGAAGTATCGTGAGACGAAGTCTTCGACCTCCTGCCATTCGTAAACGCCGACCTCATCCATTGCGTCCTTCAATTCGTGCAACACGTTGACGTCGGTCGCCTCGGACAGCGTGGTCACGGTGTAGAAAGGGTCGAACGCGGTCTTGATGTCATCGACGCTGTTGAAGAAATCGAGGATGAACAGGTCTTCCGTCCGCTTGCCCAGCTTCGGGGCTGAACGGTTCAAACGGGACAGCGCTTGGACGGCCAGCACGAACTGCAGCTTCTTGTCCACGTACATCGCGGTCAGCTTGGGCTGGTCGAACCCGGTCAGGTACTTGTTCGCGACGATCAGCAGCCGGTAGTCATCGGTGTCGAACTTGTCCCGCGTTTCGCTTTCGGGAAAGCCGTTCAAGTCCGCTTCAGTGTATTTCATGCCGTCGACGGTCTTTTCCCCAGAAAAGGCGATCAGCGCCTTGAACGGGTTTCCTTGCGCATCGAGCAGCTTGGTCACCGCCTTGTAGTAGCGGATCGCTGCCTCGATGTTCTGGGTAATGATCATCCCC